TCGGTGCTAGTAACCCAGTCACAGAATTCATCCCAATTTTGAAGTGGGGATTTTTGTACTGAGAGTGAGGTCATTAAACTAATTGACTTGTAAATTGATGTTGGGGTGATGCAGATGGTGTAATATCAACACCAACACTTACACCTGGTGTAGATCCTGCAGCTAATGTTGCTGCTACGGAGCCATCATCTGTATCACCAACCATAACATCACATCGTGTTACTTGATCAGCTGTTGAAGCTCCGTCATTGTATGGGATAAACCAACGGTCTGAAGTGGTAGGTGCATAGTACACAGAATTTTGTGCGTCTAGTCTGTTTTCAGGGTCGTATCCAACGACTTCAAATCCATCTCCTCTTGCCATAATTATATCTCCTTAAGAATAGTTATTTTTTAGGTGGTCTTCCTTTTTGTGAACCGTAGGTTCCTTTACCTTTAGGCATAATTAAAATTGAATGTTCGAACGTTCGAGTTTTTCATATACATCAGCACGATAGGCAGGGTCATTCTCGTACCTAGGATCACCCATCGCACGTACAACTTCTGCTTGACTTCTAAATCCTTCAGATGTTGTTGATGCTTTACCTTGTACCATTTCACCTTCGTAACCTACAGCATCGTTATATCTGTAGTACAAAGCTTGTAGTGCAAAGTTAATTGAATCCATATTTCCAGTCTCTAAAGCCTGGTCATACGCTTGTATTTCTTGTGGAGTAAAGTTATCTTTTGCCCATCCTATTAATTGACCGTAAGCTTCTTCTCCACCTACAGCATTTTGTATGCTATTTATAGCTTCGCTAGTTAATGGAACTGATTCTGGAGCTGTATCTAATGGAGGAGATTCGTTTTGAATGCGGGTGTACATTTCAACTAATTCTCTACTATCCATTCCACTGAGAGCTTCCATCGTCTCCTCAGTTATCTCTCCGTTGGTATCAAATTCATCGGAAGCTTGTAATATTGCTTGAGCTGTAGGTTCTTCCATCCAGTCTTTATCAGATTCATCCTCAGATTCTACCTCTGATTCAGTATCTTCCTCTTCAGTTTCCTCCTGCGAAGAGCCAAGTTTCTTTTGTAATTCGATGTAAGCTTTTTCAAGTTCTTCTGCGTCTCTATATTTACCAGCAAGAAGTTCATTCTGTTCTTCTGCTAATTTTTCTCCAACTTCTAATGACTCTGCATCTCTTTGATCCTCAGCTTCCATGGTTTCAGGATCACCGCTAGGGTCATACGTCAGGTTGATTGCCATAATTTGTTACTGTTTCTAGCTTTCCGAGACCAACTGAGGTTACGATTCCACCAGGTGGGTGGAGTGTAGGTTCTCCTACTTTAGTTTCCTGTGAGTATTTGAATTTGTTAGTATCGAAAGAGGTGGGTTTTGCAATTTCGTTTTTGTCAAGATTTCGATTCACCTTTGTTAAAGGTTTCATCTGAGTCTTTGGTTTATCAGCCGGTATACGTTTAGGTCTCGTCGGCTCCTGTGATTTCGTCGGTGACATCTTCTACTAATTCGGGTGCGTCTTCATTTTTTGTAGGATCAGCCATAGGTGAATTTATAAACTGCCCTGCTTGATCTACTAAGGATTGTTGTGCAGCAGCTTGTTGTTGCTGTTCTGATTCTGCGTTCCTTTCCTCCATAGATTTAACAAGATTCAATACATCAATACCTTGTGCAGCAGCTAATCGTTTAACAACTTCATCAGCATTTAGAAGAGACATTATCGCTTCTGGTCCGATTGTCTGTGCAATAGTTGTAATGAATTGTGTTAAACTTTCACGATCTTGTCCACGACCTAGTGCATTTATACCTGCTACTATTGTGGGGTTGACTAAATCTTTAGGGATTCTAGGAAGTTCACCACTCCTTTGTAAGACTAATAATTTTCTATTTAAGTATGGAACTAAGAACTCAACAGTTAACAGTGAGAATAATCCACCTAGCTGTTGCTCTAGTTCTAGTTGTGTGAGGCGTACCTCTTCTGCTGTAGTACGTTCACTTTGTCTTACGTTTAAAACAAGGTGAGCATCTAGTAACCTCCTTTCCAATTGCTGAGCCATGTTAGCAGCGGTAGCGAAGTCAGCAGTCTTACCCACTTGGATAACACCGATGTCATCTGGTCGCCCTTGGACGATTGCTCCGTTGCCCGCCTGAGCGATTGTAGCAGGTTTAGTTGTACTTGAGGGTGATACTGTAAAGATTACTTTTGCAGCGGCTGCAGACCCTTCTACGAGTGCCTGAGAGAGTGCTTCGAGTGATCGGAAGTCGCCAAGGAATTCCTCGACACGACCTCGGCCATAATTCTCGCCGTCAATTGAGTTGAATCTTAGTACCAACCATGGGCTAGCGTCCTTAGGCGCTTTGCCCTGTGATCCTGGGATGAGCTTATCAAATGCTTCTTGATGCCATACCCATTTGTTTCCTCTGAGTTTAACACAAGTGTAAACATCAACATCTTCTTCATTCTTAGAACCTATACCACCGCCTACATCACCAGCGTGATTAGGTGTTGACTCTAACTCTAAGAGTTCAGGAGGTAAAAGGTTTCTATTAATTACTTCTTTAGTTGCGATCTCAATTACATTGCCGTTACCATCTCGTTCTACGACAAAGCGGTTCAATGGATAATGCTTAATACCTTCCTTACCCATGAACAATAGGGCGTTACCACCTACTACTAGATGCTTAATCGCTTGGTGTATGGTTACTCTATCGCTGGATGCAGCTATAGAATCCATGACCATACGTTCCAATTTAGATAAACTAATATCAAGTTCAGACCTAACCTCTGCAGGTAATTCTGTACCTAATTTCTCATCTTTGATTTGGAATTTAAAGAAGGTGCTCTGTGGAGGTAACAGTGCCAGCATTAATTTTGCTGATAAAGTAACCACACACTTAGAACCAACTGATTGCCAAGGTGTATCTAGTTTAATATGTGATGTCCTACCCTCATCGTTCTGTATGAGGTAAGGGAGTGTAAGTTTAGAGCATTGAACAGCTACGTCAAGAAACTGTGTACGGTGCCTAGTAAGTTTATCGTATCTTGTGCGAGCGTTTTGCATTTACTTAAGGTTATACGTTAACTTGTCCGGGAGGTCTCCCAATCTTTGCATTTGGATCTAAGGCTATTTGAGTATCTCTGGTCTTCGTTGCTCTAGCCTTTTTCTCGGTAAGTTTCTTTCTGGATAGACCTTGTTTTACATCACCCTGAGTACTAGCTATCTTCATGTTAGGACTATACGCTGAAGCTTTCTTTACAGCATCTAATTGTGCTTGCATAACTGCCATGTTCTTTTCATTTCTCAATCGCATTGCGTCGGTATCTAACTGCGCTTGTCTACGTGCCTCTGCTGCTGCCTCTGCTGCACTTGGACCAGGATCTGGTCTGCGCCTACGTCTTCTTCCCATAATTATGTACCTAAATATTTTTAGTTAGTAATGAATAGTTGTGTTTCCAGTTTAATTTTTTGGCAAGACCTTTTCTTACCGTCACTTCGATGATAGTACACCCATGGTCTCTACCAAAATCTTCTATGGAATCAAAGTGTTTCATCCATGGTTCGAAATCATAACCAGATTTAGTAGACCAAACATGTATCTCTAATGCCTTAGTACGTGGGAGTTGTACTACTTCACACACTAAAGCTGATCTAATTTCATTGTCATCTATACCTATCCATAAAGCACACACACCATCTAGAATTAAATCTAAATAGTCAGATGAATTATACGCTTCATCAGATTTGTCAAGTGCTTTATCGATTAAAGGTTTGACTTCATCCCATATAATATGTACATCTTCTGGGAGTACAAGACGAGCTTTCATTATTCTTCAAGTCTACTTCTGTACCATTCAACTACAGAGCGTTGACCTGCTTTATGCATAATGGTGTTCAACTCTTCTTTAGGATGAGGTGTAAAGGGTGGAAATTTTTCCTCCATTTCTACTAAGAGTGATTGAGCGTTCGGACCTAAGATAGGTTCAAGCGTACTGTGGGAGGTTTGTATTTGCATGTTCAAAAAAGGCGGGCATCCTGGCACGCTGTGTCTCAGAAAATTCGGGAGCTTTTCCCTCATACATTAATCGATCACTAGCATCTAGCCAGAATTTTTTGTCCAAATATTTATCGTAGGTATTTATACCTAAAGGTTGAAGAATCCAGTTAATTGTGGCCTTCCTAAGTTTATCCAGAGAAGGAGAAGGACGTAAGCCCAACTCAGTACATACAAGAGAATTCGCTCCGACATGGATCTGCTCGTCTCTGGAGATATCGGCAGATAGAGTACGAAGAGCAGCATCCCCATTAAACCTAAACAAAGGGAGTAGAACGAAGAAGATGGCCCGCTCTGCGACCAGAGCTTTGGTAATTGTATGATCAGGGTGTTCAATCCAGGCATCTCTTAGTAACTTACCTTCTTTTTCTTCAATTTCATTTGTACCAAGGGCATTTGCATAGTATCCGAGAGCAAGATCGTGTCTTTCTTCGTCTTTAACATTGTCCTTTAGTAATTTTCTAGCGTTGTCGGGAACATCTTTTTCAAGACCCTCCTCAATAAAGGTACCGACTGGTAGCTCCAGATGACGTGCAGCGAGCGCACGCCTAATAACGTCTTCTGATCCATCTTTCAACGCTCCAACGGTGGGTTTTACGGGGGACCATTTGCGTTTACGGTCCAGTAGTTTATCATAAGGATGTTTTCTCATTATTCTTGACAATCACAGGTTATCGGTATCTCGTCTGTTTTATCAGAGAGGATGTCCTGTAAGTAATCATCGACTTCGGCTTGATCTAATGCTGCATACGCATCGGTCTTATCTTGAGTGTCGCCCATTACTTGCAGGGAATAGTAAAGGGAGGTCTG